CTCATCTACAAGTCTAGAGATTCTATCGAGTCTCAAGTTTATCCAACAGCAAAGATCATTGGTGACCTATCGACTTCAGCAACTGAAATATTCGTAGATGACGCACAGTTCTTTAACTATGAAGAAAATGAGTCTTCCATTAACATCGCCAGTGTAAATGGTCTCATTGTCAATACAACGACAGACCCTGTTGCTGCTGCGATAACCGCAGTTGTCTCTGCTGCTGGAACTATCAGTTCCTTCACTATCACCAGTGGTGGTTCTGGTTATGTTGGTGCCTCAACTGATGTTAAGATCTCTGCTCCTAAGGCAGTTGGAGTTGGCGTAGGAACAACTGCTACCGCCACCGCAACTATTACAAACGGTTCCATCTCTTCTCTCAGCATCACAAATGCTGGTTTTGGTTATACCCATACTGCTCCACCACAAGTTCTCACCTCATTCCCCAAAGTTTCTGTTGAGAATCTTTCTGGTATTACTGCTGTTGCTGGTTTTGCTGGAACAGTCACAGGAATTGGAACAACCGTTGGAACTGGTGGAAATGCTCTCGCGCTCAAGTTTACTCTGAATGCTTCATCGTTCACTGGTCTTCAGGCAGGATATCCAATCTATGTCTTTAACACAAGCATTGGTTCTGGAGTAACTTCTATCAATGGTTCTGACTCTTCTGTTGTTGGTATTGGAACATCATTCTTAGATAACGTTTATATTATCAACGACTTCCATTCATCATCAACCACTGGTGTTGCTACTTGTAACATCCTCTCTACAACATCTGTTGCTGGTCTTTCGACTTCTGGAAGCGCAACTGACCCACGCGGATACTTCTCTTGGGGTAGACTTTCTGGGTTCTCAAGGTCATCTTCACCTGTTTCTATTGCAGTTACAGGTCTGACTGTTGACTCTGGACTCTCTACATTCCCAACTATCCAACGACGTGGTTACGGATTAAGAGATGGTGGTGCCCTGAGGAAGGATCTAGGATAGTTATAAATATAGAAAAAAGCTATTACGATGGCGGCAATTGTAACAGATCAGTTTAGAATATTAAACGCGGGAAATTTTGTAGATTCCGTCACCAATTCTTCTAACTCATATTATGTCTTCGTAGGTCTTTCCAACCCAGCAGTTGTTGGGTATGGAAGGACTACTGATTGGGATACCAATACACCTAATCCCACTGATAACTTCGATTATCAGAATTTTATTGGTGATAATATGTCTTTCGGAAAGAAGGTAACTTCTGCCAATGTTAGAAGACTTATTAGGAGGATTGACTGGGCGAGAGGAACGAAATATGAAATGTATCGTCATGACTATAGTTTGACAAATCTTTCACCAACTACAAAGTCGTCAAGACTTTATGATTCAAACTATTATGTGATGAATAGTGAGTATAAAGTCTATATTTGTATTGATAATGGTTCTTCTGGAATCAACACTGCTGGAAATGCATCTCTTGATGAACCAACATTCACTGACCTAGAACCTTCCAAGGCAGGTGTTAGTGGTGATGGATATCTGTGGAAGTATCTTTATACCGTTTCCCCAAGCGATATCATCAAGTTTGACTCGACTGAATATATTTCTCTACCTAGTGACTGGGCAACTTCTACTAACGCTCAAATTTCTGCTGTAAGAAATAATGGTGACTCAGACACAAACGAAAACCAGATAAAGAAAGTTTATATTGACTTACAAGGTCTTGGATATTCCCAAGGTTCTCATGAACTGAACATTTTGGGTGATGGAAGTGGTGGAAAAGTTATTGTAGATGTTGATGCTAACGGAAAGGTAACAAATACAGTTGTTTCTTCTGGTGGTAAAGACTATACCTACGGTATGGTTGACTTGGGTTCCATTAACGCAAGTTCATCAACTAAGGCAAAACTCATCCCCATCATCCCACCATCAAAGGGACATGGATATGACATTTACAAAGAACTTGGTGCCGACAAGGTTCTAGTTTATGCCAGATTCGATGACTCGACTAGAGACTTCCCAACTGACGTTACATTTGGTCAGATAGGTATCGTAAAGAACCCAACATCTATTGGGTCAACTAACGTATTTACTGAAAACCAGTTCTCTTCTCTTGGTGCTATTAAGTTCTCATCTGTTACTGGAACAGTTTCAGTTGGAACTAAGATTAGTCAGGCAGTTACTGGTGGCACTGCCAAGGGATATGTTGCTTCATATGACACTGAAACTAAGGTTCTAAAGTATTTCCAAGATAGAAATTCATTCCTGAACCAAACATTCTTTGATGCTACTGACTACGTTGGTGTTTCGACAAACGCTAAACTTTATAACTTTGCCTCAAACGCAAATGCTGTAACATCGACTGGAGGTTTCTCTGGTTCTGTTGATACTGGGTTTACTGGTATTAGCACCAACCCAACTGGAACAAAACTCATCTCACTTGGGACTCAGTTTACAAACGGGGTTGCCAATCCTGAGATAAATAAAGGGTCAGGGGATATTGTTTACATCGACAATCGTCCCGCTATCTCCAGAAATTCTAGACAAAAAGAAGACGTTAAAATTATCCTGGAATTCTAAAAAATGCCACAGAAAACGAATCTCAATATAAACCCTTACTATGATGACTTTGATAAGGATAGTAATTTCTACAGGGTTTTATTTAAACCAGGATATCCAATCCAGGCGAGAGAGCTAACAACTCTCCAGTCTATCTTACAAAATCAGATAGAGTCGTTTGGAAGTCATATTTTTAAGGAAGGTTCTATGGTTATCCCTGGAGGGGTAACCTTTGATTCTAATTACAACTCAGTAAGACTCAATGCTGACCATTTGGGTATTGATGTTAACATCTATGCCAATAACTTAGTCGGCAAGAAACTGAGGGGTCAAACGTCCGGTGTTGTGGCAACCGTAGACAAGTGGCTCGATGTTTCTGAGTCTGAGGGCATTACCAACCTAACTCTATTTGTCAGATACTTAGACGCCAATGATGCTGGCGAAGTAGTTCCATTTACTGACGGTGAAGTTCTTATCACCGAAGAAGGTTTCACATACGGAAATACAACTGTAAACGCTGGAGAGACTGTAGCATCTCTTATTGATGAAGATGCCACTGCAGTAGGCACAGCAGTTGGTCTTGCCAATGGTGTTTACTTCATCAGAGGAACTTTTGTAGACGTAGCAAAAGATAAAATTGTTCTTGATGCTTATAGAGCAGACTCATCATACAGAGTTGGTTTAACCATTCTTGAGGAAATTGTAACCGCCAAGGATGACACCTCACTGTATGATAATGCTAAAGGGTACTCAAACTACGCGGCACCTGGTGCTGATAGATTAAAGATCTCTCTAACACTTTCTAAGAAGCTCCTAACAGACTTTGATGATAAGACTTTCGTAGAACTCATCAGAATTGAAAATGGTGAGATCAAGAAACTACAGAATAAGTCAAGTTATAATCTCATCAGAGACTACTTTGCTAAGAGAACTTTCGAAGAGTCTGGGGACTATGCTGTAGATGAGTTCAGTGTAGAAGTAAATGAGTCTCTGAACAACGGACTCTCAAATGGTGGTGTATATTCTGAAGGTCAAAGCACCGACCAAGGGAATACTCCTTCTGAAGATCTAATGACCGTTAAGGTATCTCCAGGAAGAGCATATGTAAAAGGATATGATATTGAGACTATCTCCACAACAAACTTAGATGTAGAGAAACCAAGAGATAAGAAAACTATCACCTCTTCTCTAGTTCCATTTGAATTTGGCACTCTAATGAGGGTCAACAATGTTCAGGGAACTCCTGTTCTTGGAGTTAATAACAATAATAATATCGTTAGACTACAGAACCAAAGAAGAGGTTCATCGTCTACTGCGGCAACTGGAACTGAAATTGGTAAAGCAAGAGTTTATTCCTTTAGTTTAACTGATGCTACTTACTCTAATGCCGCTTCTGACTGGGACTTATATCTGTTTGATATTCAGACTTATACAAAGATTACCCTTAACCAGTCTGTAACAACCACTCAGGTTCCTGCTAGTTCTTATATTAAAGGTGTAAGTAGCGGTGCTACTGGTTATGTTGAGACTGCTCCTGCTGGAAGCACTACACTCAACCTTATCCAAACATCTGGAACGTTTATAG